TCATACTCACTAGCAGTAGTTGATTCAAGTGGTGATTATAGTTTTTTAATAAATAAAGATGTTAACTTTATCAGAGAGGCTTATCCTAAACCTTCTGCTAATACTGGGTTGCCAGAATATTATGCACAATTTGATGATGGTTTTTTTATATTAGGTCCAACACCTGATGCAAATTACACAGTAGAGTTACATTATTTTTATTTACCACAATCTATTACTGCTTCATCAGATGGTACAAGCTGGTTAGGTTCTAATGCACCTGATGCACTTTTATTTGGTTCTTTAGTAGAAGCATATATATTTATGAAGGGTGAGCCTGATTTAGTTACTTTGTATGAAACTAGATTTAAAGAAGCATTAGATAAGTTAATAATAGAACAAGATGGAAGAAACAGAAAAGATGCTTATAGAGGCGGTCAAAGAAGGATAGCAGAACAATAATGTTAAAAGAAAGAATATTATCTTTAGAAGGGAAACATATAGCTATTGTAGCTATGGGCATGAGTCAAATTGATTTTCATTTATCACAGCTACATAGTAAGAAGTTTGATGAAGTTTGGGTTATTAATGCAATGATAGGAGTTGTTAAGAAGGCTGATAGAGCATTTATACTTGACCCTATGTCTCGTTTCTTTGACACAGATGAAGCAGCATCTATGACAGAAATGATGAGAGAAGAATTACCTAAAATAGATTATCCAATATATTCTTGCGAACTAGATGAAAGAGTACCAGCAGTAGAACAGTATCCTATTCAAAGTGTTATAGAAGATACATCATGTGCTTATTTGAATAATACAGTTGCTTATGCAATAGCATTTGCATATTGGAATGATGTAGGTGCTATAAGCATGTTTGGTACAGATTTTACTTATAATAACAATGCACACTTTGCAGAAATGGGTAGAGCATGTTGTGAGTATTGGTTAGGTAAATGTATGGAAAATAATATAGATGTATCAGTAGCAGTAAGATCAAACTTATTAGATGCTAATGTAGATATGAAAGATAAACTATATGGATACCATCGTTTAAACGATCCAGTAGTTTCTTATGTAAACAATGGACAACTTTCTGTGTGTAACTATTCAGAAATTATACAAGAAAAAATGATACCTCATGGGATTATAGGTAGAGAAAATCCTAAAGAATGGGTTATAGATGAAAGGTCTAATGGTGGGCATCCACCTGAACCTAATGTACCATAATGCAAACAGATAAATTTGAAATAGGACTAGGTAATTTGGGTGTACAAACTACAGATTACAGAGGTCATACAGTAGAAGAAGTTGCTAACATGGCAACTGATAGATTAGTTTCGATAAGTGATACTGCACCTGATAATATAAAAGCACAAGCACATATATTTAAAGATGCTGCACGACAGGTAATTACACACTATATGCATGAGGCAGTAAAAAACCATATATGTACAGTATGTAATCAATTAGAACAGCAAGGACATAAAGACCTTGCTAATATTATAAGGAGGCTATAATGGCTATAACACAAGCAATGTGTACTTCTTTCAAGAAAGAACTTTTGGAAGGTGTACATAATTTTAAAAACTCAGGCGGTAGTACATTTAGGTTAGCACTCTATACGAGTTCTGCCACTATGAGTGCAGCTACCACTGCATACACTACAAGTAATGAAGCTAGTGGTACTAACTATACTGCTAAAGGTAATACACTAACACGTGTTGATCCAAGCACTTCTAGTACAACAGCATTTACAGATTTTGCAGACTTAACTTTTGGTACAGCAACTGTTACTGCTAGAGGTTGTATGATTTATAACGACTCTGCTTCAGGTGATCCGGCAGTTGCAGTATTTGATTTTGGTGCTGATAAAACATCAACAGCAGGTTCATTTACTATAACTTTTCCAACAGCTGATGCAAGTAATGCAATTATAAGAATAGCTTAATACATGTCTGTCGGTTGGGGTCGATCCACTTGGGGTTCAGGTGCATGGGGTCAACCTCATAATATAACTGTTGACCTAACAGGAGTTGCAGCAACTTCTGCATTAGGTACAGAAACTGTTACTTGTGATGCAAATGTTGCAGAAACAGGAATTGCAGCTACAGGTGGAATAGGTTCTGTAGTTGCTACTGGTGTAGCTAATGTATCAGAAACAGGGGTAGTAGGTACAACTGCTCTAGGAACAGAATCTGTAACAGCTGATGCTAATGTATCAGAAACAGGAGTTACAGCTACAGGATCAATAGGTAACGAAACTGCAACAGGTGATGCCAATATAACAGAAACAGGTGTAGTAGGAACTACTACATTAGGAACAGAATCTGTAAGTGGTGATGCAAATGTAAATGAAACTGGTATAGCAGGTACATCTGCGGTAGGTAGTGTAACAGCTTCTGGTATAGCTATAACTGGTGTTTCAGGTACTGCTTCTACAATATCAGCTGGTGATGAAACAGTAACATGTGATGCTAATGTATCTTGTACAGGACTAGCTGCAACTGGCGGATTAGGAACTGTAACCACATTTACAGAGAATATAATTCCTATAACTGGCGTTGCTTCAAGTGCAGCAGTTGGCAGTCTAACAATTACAGGTGTAGCAAATGTATCTGTAACAGGTTTAAACGCTACAGGAGAGATAGGATTTGTAAGTGTATGGGGAGATATAATACCCGGAGTTACTACATCATGGTCTGATGTAGATGAATCTGTCACAACAACTTGGAGTGACGTAGCTTGATAAATAGTTTAATATAATTAAGAGGTAAAAAAATGGCAACTTATGTTAATGATTTAAGACTCAAAGAAATTGCTACAGGTGATGAGTCGGGAACATGGGGTTCATCGACCAATACAAATTTAGAGTTGATAGGTGAAGCTTTCAGTTATGGTACAGAAGGTATAACAACTAATGCTGATACACATACAACAACTATAGCAGATGGTTCTACTGATCCCGGTAGGTCAATGTTTCTTAAATATACAGGTGCATTAGACTCTGCTTGTACTGTAACCATTGGACCAAACACAGTATCTAAACTGTGGTTCATAGAGAATGCTACAACTGGTTCACAGAATCTAGTTATAAGCCAAGGCACAGGTGCTAACGTAACTATACCAGCCGGTAAAACTAAAATTATATACTCAGATGGTGCTGGTTCTGGTGGTGCTATGGTAGATGCATTAGCATCTATTAATATAGAAACAAGCGGAATATTAGAAACATCCGCATCTGTACAAACATCTTTAATAGAATTTACAGATGGTGATGATGCCATAACTATAGAAGATGGCGGTCATGTAACTTTAGGCGGTAATTTAACTGCTGCATCAGGAACAATCAAACTAGATGGAAACCACCCCACAGCTACAGGCAACGTGGCTTTGGGAGATACAGCATTAGACTCACTAACAACAGGAACAGATAACGTAGCGATTGGTAGTGATGCTGGCACAGGCGTAACAGAAGGGACAGATAATACTTTTGTAGGACATGATGCTGGTAAAGCAGTAACTACAGGAGGTAGTAATATTGCCATAGGTTCTTTAGCCTTAGACGCAACTACTACAGGAGCAAGAAATGTAGCAGTTGGTTATGCTGCTCTTGGTGCAAACACAACTGCAAGTAACAATACAGCAGTCGGTAATGCTTCTTTAGACGCAAATACAACAGGTTCATCTAATGTAGCAGTCGGCAGAAACGCTTTGGGTGCTAATACCACAGCTTCCAACAACACAGCAGTTGGAATGAACGCTCTGGTAACAAATGCTACAGGAACAGCTAATACTGCTGTAGGTAAAGATGCACTAGAAGCAAATTTAGGAGATAACAACACAGCAGTTGGATTAGATGCTTTGACAGCCAATACAACAGGTACACAAAATACTGGTTTAGGTGTAGGTGCTGCAACAGCCAATACCACTGGAGATTTTAATGTTGCTGTAGGATATTTAGCACTTGGAGCAAACACTACCGCAGATAGAAATACAGCAGTAGGTGCTTACGCACTAGATGCAGCAACCACAGCAGCTAGTAACGTAGCAGTAGGTACAGCAGCTTTGACATCTGCTACAACAGGTGGAACAAATGTTGCGGTTGGTGATCAAGCACTCAGTGCTGTTACAACATCTACAGCTAATACTGCGGTTGGTCATAATGCTTTATTAAATAATACAGGTGGTAATAACACAGCCGTAGGAAGTGGTGCTATGGATGCTAATACCACAGGCGAAGAAAATACTGCGGTTGGCGATGGTGCTTTAGGAGCAAGTACAACAGGAAATCTAAATGTCGCAGTAGGCGCACGTTCCTTGTTAACAAACACCACTGCTAGTGAAAATACTGCTGTTGGATATGAGGCTCTTGAAGTTAATACTACTGGAGCAAATAACGTGGCTGTGGGTGCAAAAGCGTTAGATGCTAACACAACCGCAAGTGACAATACTGCTGTCGGTGGTGATGCTATGGGTTCTAATACAACTGGTG